TTGGCACTAGCCTGTCCATCAGAGGATAGGATTGCCGTATCGACTGTGTTATGTGCCATTCTTCTTCTCCCACCTCTGGTGTTTCTTACCACGTTGGTGCTGGGCTATGTATCCGGCCCTGTATCCTTCTCCGCAACCGCAGGTGTCGAATCGGGCTTCGGCGCTGACGGCGACTTCGGGTTGGACTCCTGTTCGAGTTGCAGCGCCGAGGAGTTGGCGTTGGAAGTTTCGTTCTTCTTCTTTCTCTTTCCTTTCCCTGTCTTCGTAGATGGTCTGCCACTCCATGCGGTGGCGGATTTGGACATGCCTATTAACTTGGAACTCAGATATGAGATTGGACTTGTTACAAGTCGCAAAACCCCAGATATCATACTGCCCCCTATCAGGGTCATCGGAATGGAGCAGGCACTTGAGTGTGCCACGCTTGGGTTCTTTATCAGGCTTGACCGTAGTGAAGTACCGCGTGCCCTCAGGCCGCATCTTCTGTAGTTGCGACTCCAGCATGTTGCGGTTCACTACAGAGCGCTCACCATTCTCCGTGTCATAGACATATACGTAGCCTGCCGATTCCAGGGATGCTATCTGTACATCAATCGGGAACGCATCGGATGGCGAGTGGATGACCTTCCTTCTGTCGAAGCTGCCAGGCTCAGGCGCTGGTTCAGCTTCTTCCATGAGTTCTACAGTCATCTTATTGTCTGTGGTCATAAGCCTTTCTCCTTAGATATCGTCACTAATCTATCGAGGTGTTCATGGTACTCACCCACCAAATCACGGGGCTGTATCTCTGGACGGACTGTTGGGCCTAGTCGTACAAACTCAGCTATCTCCCGCAACTCACCTACACTATGAAGGACTTCCATACGCCTGGTAGCCGCATCCCATACACCNCCTGGTATACGGAAGGCATCAGCCGTGAAGTCTTCTTTTGNCCCAAGGTCTTCACGGTATTCAGCCATTCGCTCCCCCCGTACCACGGAGATAATCTGATACCTACGCCAACCACTNTTGTCAGGTGCCTGTAGGTTGACTTCAGTCAGATTGAATGCAGGCTCATCGAGGTGTACCTCAACCGCTGCTGATATGAGTTTTGTCATTGTGACCTAGGTCACAGCCTATGTCCACGCGGGGATATACATGACTGTGCCACCGTCATCCGTGACGGTAAGCCACTTAGTGATGGTGGCTGTACCTACCCCAGATGGCGCAACATTGGAGATGGTGACAGTCCCAGAAGCATTGGCCGTCCACTGGGCGCTGTCATTCATGGTGATGGTTCCGTCCACCGTAAGGCCGTTGACGATAGATAGGCTTGGTGCAACATTGTTGAATTGTGCCACGACAGTGCCGTCCACAGTCACTTCTAACCGTGAGCGGCTACTGTCGTAGCGAAACCCTCTACGAGTGGTCACCTAGCTTGCCTAGGCAGTCCAGTCGCGGTTGGCCCAGACCTTGATGTAGTCCACATCCAGGGTTTTCACCGCTGTGGTCTTGGACTCCACTATGACGTTCAAACACAGGTCTACAGAAGTAGAAACTGCACCAGTGACGGTCTGCTCCAATACTCCATCAACCCACCATTCGACGGTGCCGTTGGGGAACAGTTCCAGTCGCAGGACTTGGTACTCACCAGCGGTAGCACCGGCATCAAAGTCAACTGACGTGGAAGTAGTCTCCCCGGTGGTAGTACCACCGTTGTACACACCGTGCCAGTCACTGTTGTCGGTCAGGTCTGATGCCATCAGGAACCCTACTAAGTCGGAAGCGGTCAGTGTGACGGTGACGGTATCACCATGACAAATCGCGCCTTCAACGATAGCCAGGTCAGTGTTTACATCAGAAAAACCAATGAAGACTTCACCCGTGTTGAGTGCGGCTTGGCGCACCCGCGCTTCCATGACGATGCTGCCCATAAGAGCTACATCAAACATGGTCGCACTCTGGAGGCCAGCGGCATGGACATCCTCATTGGTCGTGGTGAGTTGTATCACACCATTAAGACCATCAGAGTCCAGACGAGGCGCACCAGAGTCAGTTTCTGAAATGCCTTGGCCGACGATGTTCAGCCCCCCAAGGGCTATCGGAGGAACCGTGGTCGCGGCCAAAGTAGACGCCGCACCATAGAAGTCCTCGTCAATCATAAGTCTGCTGTCACTACCTTGTGCCATGTTGTTCACCTTTTTGTTTGAGCTGTAGCTCTAAATTTCGTATTCGCACCCTATAGGGAGCGGTTGCCAGGAATATGCTATCCCTAGGGACGGCGGCTAGGTTCTCTAACCGCACATCCGCAGGTTGTCCATTCAGGTTATGTACGACCCACCCTTTAGGTATGGGGCCATGAGCCTCAGACCAGATGGTGCGCCGTGTATTCACTACGACGTAGGCGCAGTCGCGTCCGAGTAGACCTCGAACAGCCAGTTCCCTGAACTTCTCTCGCCGTAGGCATACTCATCATAGAGGTACACCACGGTAGCTCCGCCGCCGATGTCTTCCCGGCGAACCGTAGCGGTACGGGGAGCGCGTCCCTGTACCATCACGATGGCCTCTTGAGCGAACACGCCGCCCTTGGCATCGTCGGAACCGTCGATGGTGATGTTGCCGTCTTCGTAGACCTCGACCCCCGCAATCTTGCCACGGAAGCCTTCCTCGAACACACGAGCGGTCAGCCCTGCGCTGGTTTCCCCGGCAGCAGCCGTACCGATATGGGCGGTGAGTTCGTCATAGAGGTCTTTAATCTGGAAGCCGTGGAGTACGCACCGATACGGTGGGTTACCAGGCTCAGTGGCGTTGCTGCTGATGCGGTAAGCCGCCGCAGCGATGACGCCAGATGCGAGAGTGGTTCCAGCACCAGAGAGGAAAGTGGTCGCGCCGTCAAGGACGGTAAGGCCGTCTTCGTCTTTCTTCCGCTGGATTGCCTGCTGTGCCAAGCTACCAAGCTGGGCATAGGACTGGGAGTTGATACGGGAAGCAACCCGGTCAGTCACCAGGGTTTGAATACCAGTGACCGTGGGGGTGATGCTGAAGACCGTATCAGACATCTGTTGTGGGTTATCTAGCGTGGTGGTTTCGGTGATGTTCTGGGCACTAAGCGCAGCCATCGAAATCTCACGCCAGCTGGTGCCGGTGCCCTCAGAAAGGGTGACCTTGTCCACCAAGTTGGGCATGACGCCCTCATATTCACGGACTTGCCTGGCAGATGCCACGACAGTATCAAGGCTATCGGCCAGTGATTGGGTAATAGTATCGCCAGCAGCCATAACTAATTCCTACCTTCGTTTATTGATTTGCTTTGCTCTAGCGTGGTCTGCGGGGGTGGGATTATCCATCTTGCCATACCCTCGAAACCAAGTGTCATCATCTTTTGTAGCACCACCGCCAGCACTGGCGGCACCAGTATCTAGGTCATAGATACCAGCTTCTTCCAGCCGTTGCTTTGCAGAGGTGCGTTCTTCTTGTCTAACGGTTTCGGCCTTTTCGCTGGCCTTTCCCCGCTCTGCCTGCCTAATCACCTCATGGGTACGGACTAACGTGTTGTACAGCGCCGAAACGCTGCGCTTATTGTTAGCATCGACCCATGATTGACGTACTTCTTCTAGCTCTGGAGCCTCGTACAGGCTAAGGATGTCATTGCCACTCTCATCCTGTGTCGCTGCCCTTAGCTGTTCAGTCAGTACGCGGTACTGGTTCTGGTAGGCACGGCCACGTTGGGTATTCTGTGATTGGGCCTGGATTTGACCAAGTTGTTGTGGAAGGTTATCGGTGTCACCCTCAGCGAGTGCCTTGATTAGGGCTGCGTTTGACTGCTCCATAGCAGCCAGCCGGTCACCTATCCCAAGCACCGCAGAGTCGGTGTCATCGCGCTTCTTATTACGTCCTTGCTCAGTTTTAAGCTGTTGTTCCAGCTTACCCAGGGTGGCCTGGTTCTCATCGAACCTAGCCTTCCAATCTACCTCTGGCTCTGCCTCAGCTTCTTGTACTTCTGGTTGTGGGGCATCAGGTTCCTGAGTGACCACTTCCTCTGGTACTTGCTGTTCATCGGCCATATTACCTCCGTGAGTTGCCGCTGTGACCTAGGTCACAACATGGGTCGTCACTTGTACATCAAAACATCAATGCTATTCGTTGTCAACTATCTACCTACTGGTTGAGGGGTTAGCGGAGTACCTGTCAAAGCACCTCCGCCCCTTAGATTAACCCACGGCGGGACTCGTGGCCCCGGTGCTGCGGGTGGCGGGGTAGATGTCGTCACCTGTTCGCGCTTACGTGGCTCACGTACCTCGCCTACAATCTCCATTTTCTCGTTGAGGTCTTTACGCTTGTCCTTGCCCAGGTCGGTGACAGGGGTAAGGTCGTAGCCCCATAAGACCAGCTTTTCTTCCCACCAACCTACCTTCTCGTTGCCTGCCTGGTCTTGCTTGAACATCCACCCAGACATCAGTGCATTGACCTTGGTACGGACACGCATGAACCTGTTACCTCCGGTCATTTGCTGCTGCTCCGAAGTCATCTTGTCCCATTCCTCGTAAAGCTCACGTTCTTGAGGGTCGAGGCTGGCGATTATCTCATCCCGCTTATCCCAGTAAACA